ATTGTGATGACCTATCATAAATCATCGCTTTTCTTGTGTCATTAATAACTTGCTGTAGGTATCTTGGTTTTAATACATAGATACCTCTCTTATCATTATTCTTTCTCACTTCATATTCATAATTACTCACACCTACAACTGGGTTTGAAATATAAGTTACATTTGATCCAAGTATCGTAGAATCATTCGTATAAACATTTCCATCATCATAGTAAGAAACTTTAAAGTCAGCATCAACAACTTGACCTGCAGGAAGAATCAGTCTATCCTCCGAATCTCTGACTTCTTTAGTTTCATAATGATGAATCGCATTCAAGTCGTCACCATAGATTGACTCTGCGTAATCGTATATTTGCTTATCAGAAAGTGGCCATTGGTCTCTCAGTCTTGTGATTCCTGCAGATACAATCACAACCCAGTCATACTGAGTGCTACCATAAAGTTCTTGAGCAACTAACTCTGGTCTAGACCCATCTGGAATCTGATACTTATCAAAGACAGTGAAGACATTCTGCAAGTCGTCACGAAGTTTAACTCTACGAAATAGATTCTTGACAATTAAATATTGGTCGGACGATTTTGAATCTGGTAAAAATGATTGATATTCTAAGTTTGGAAGTTCTCTGAAGTAAGTCATTAGTATCCAACTCCTGTTTCGTTTCTTTCTGGATAATCATCAGCATAAATAGGAGTCAATTCTTGGAAAGTCATTCCAAGATTCATATGCACTGGAGTTCCGTCAGAGTATGTTGCATAAGTATTAGATCCAGTAAAGTTTAACGCTAAGTCTGTAAGAGCACAAATCTTAAATTTATTCAGATATGGGTGAGGTTTTCCTCCACTCATATATTGGACCTTAAACACATTAGGTGCTTTTAAAAATAGTCCAGCAGCTGCGCCACTTTCAGTTCCTTTTCTGGCTGCCATTGCTTTTTTTAAGAAGACTACCATATCTTTAATTTGTCTTGCTTCATCAGCATCTCTAGGTGCTAAATCAAATGCAAATTGAAAGGGAGCACGAAGATTTAGACCTCTAAACAAGAGCTCAATGTTTTCATTGAATACTGCCCCCGTGTTCCTTGCTAACACATCATTAAACAAACCATCTTGTCCCAATAAACTTTCGACTGCTTTTGAAGCAAAAAAACTTTGCGCTGTTTTTTGCCCCAAAGATGTTGTAGCCGCATCTTTTATACCTAAAGCAGCTGCTACCAGACTAGACCCAAGAGATCCAAAAAATTCTTTTCCTTGTACAGTTTCCTGTGCAATGCCAAGAGCTAAAGTTTGTGCCGGTCCCATCTTTCCTTCACCCCAGCTTGTAGATTGAGTATTTGTAGGAACACTCTGAGGAACGGGAAGAATTACAGTTCCTTGTATCTGTTTACTACCTAAACTTTTATATGTGTTATCAGAACTATTTTGAGCAAAGGAAAATGCTCCCTCTGTGGGAAGATTAAGTCTAGGTTGTTCATACTTATAAGCATCAATCTTTACATAATCCGTATTATTCTCTAATCTTTTTAATGGATATCTGTATATTGGTGCCATTTATTTTTTTGAACTATTTAGTCCTGACATTACCAAAAGATAATCTTTTTAGGTCTTCAATTTCCGATTGATAAACCTCATACATTTTCCCAGCGATTTCATCCCAAGTATATTGTCTTTCTTTTCCCCAATGATAGTTTAATCCCACAAAACCCCAATTATAAACTTTCTTTACATAGACAAAAGGATTCTGGTCATATTGTATATTGGGAGTCTTTGCATTATACACAAACACATAATACTTACCAGCAACTGGGGGACCAGAAGATTCAGTCAATACACTCATAATTTCAAGCATAATATCATCAGCATCTTCTGTGCCGATAAATTTTTTAACAATACCAGCAAGACGACTTCTGTTTCTTTGTTGAAGAGTTTTTCTTGGCATTACTTAATTTGCAGTTCGTGTTCGGTGATTATCTTAAACTCATAACCTCTATCAGCACACCATTCTCTTGCTGCTTCCCACTTTGATTGATTTTTAGCATACTCATAGACCTCAGCAATATACTTCTGAGTTTGTCTTTTTGGTTTAGGGGGAGGGATAGTTTGCTTTGATGGTTTAATTTCTATCATATATTTTTTGATACTACCATTAGACTCTTTCACTTTGATAAGAAAGTCCGGAAAATAACGGTGTATGCGATTGTCTATTGGAGACTTATATGGAATACATTTTTCCTCTGATGACCATTCAATTATTTTTTCATTCGTATCACAGTAAACCATGAACTTGCGCTCCCACAAAGACCTGTATATGATATTTGTTGGATTTCCATTATACTTTTCTGGATGAGATGGTTGATATTTTCCCTTATATGACATCTAAATACTTAATAATATAACACTCGTATAAGGTATTTAGAGTGGCAACACCCCGCAGAATATCTGATATTAAGCCATTGATGACCAATCTGGCACAAACTTCTCACTATGAGGTGAAGTTTGGCACTCTTCCTCCACGTTTGATGTCATATCTGGCTAGAAGAGGAATTGATTCAAGATTCATTGCGGAGAGTGCAGGTCTTCTTTGTTACTCTGCCGTTCTTCCAACAACTACATTAGGATCTTTTACGATTGATGGAAATTTTATGGGAATTCAAGAAAAGTTTGCAAATTCTAGAATCTATTCTGAAATAACACTTGATTTTTATATTGATAGTAACTATCAAATGCTTAATTTCTTAGAATGTTGGATGGAATTTATTGCAAGTGGGTCTTTTAATAATCAAGTTCTGCCTGGAGAGAATGCTCCAATTAACCAAAATCAAGATGGATATTTTGTAAGAATGCAATATCCCTCATATTATAAAGCAAATTCAGTAAGAATTGTCAAGTTTGATAGAGACTATCGGAGAGAGATTGAATATAACTTTAGAGGACTATTTCCTTTGAATATGAGCTCCATTCCTGTTTCTTATGTTTCTTCTGATATTTTGAAAGTGTCTGCATCATTCCAATACGATCGTTATATTGCAGGAAGAACAAACACATTTAATCAGTTTATTTCTAGAGACAGTAATAATCAGAATCCACTCAATCCACTGACACTGCAAACTTCACCACAATCTGCAGAAAGTATTTTCAGAGCATCACAAGAGACTTATACTTTTGGAGTCAGTAATAGTTCAACACTTCAATCTGCGGCAGATTCTTTATCTTCAAATCCGTTATCTTCTCAAGCAAACCCTGAAACTCTCTTCTAAATAATTTTAACTGAAATTTTTATAGGTCATTATGCCTTTACCTAAGATCTCTACACCAACATATGAGTTGGAAATTCCTTCACTGAAAAAAACTATTAAGTATCGCCCATTTCTTGTGAAGGAAGAAAAAATTCTTATTATTGCAATGGAGAGTGAAGATCCAAAGCAAATCGCTGAAGCAGTTAAAACAGTAATCAGCAATTGTATCATCAGTCGTGGTATTAAAGTTGAGCAACTTGCAACTTTTGACATTGAATATTTGTTTCTGAATATTCGTGGAAAGTCTGTTGGTGAAGAAGTTGATGTCTTAATCACTTGCCCTGATGATGGCACAACTCAAGTTCCTATGAGCATTAATCTTGATGATATTCAAGTTGAGTTTGATAAAAAGCATTCAAGAGATATTAAACTTGATGACAATCTTACTCTCAGAATGAGATATCCTTCTATGCAAGAGTTTGTGAAGAGTAACTTTGTTGTTGGTGCTGAAATTTCTGTAGATGATACTTTTGATATGATTATTTCTTGTATTGAGCAAATCTACAGTGAAGAAGAATCTTGGGCAGCAGCAGATTCAACCAAAAAAGAATTAAAAGAATTTCTAGAGCAGTTGACCTCGCAGCAGTTTAAGGACATTGAAAAATTCTTTGAGACAATGCCAAAACTTTCTCATACACTTACAGTAACAAATCCAAACACGGGTGTTGAGAGTGAAGTCATTCTGGAGGGACTAACATCTTTTTTCGCCTAGCGATGGTGCATGAGGATCTTGCATCATACTACAAAACAAATTTTGCATTGATTCAGCATCATAAATATTCATTAACAGAGTTGGAAAATATGATTCCATGGGAAAGGGAAGTTTACATCACTCTTCTCCAACAATATATTGAGGAAGAAAACCTGAAGAATCAATCGAATGGATAAGGCAGAAGCTGGTTTAAGAGCACAAACGGGTGAAAAACCTGGTGGTGGGTATTATACCAGCTCGGAAAGAATTACCTTACAAAAGTTTTCTCTAGGAAGAATCACCACGCTCCCAAGATCTGTTTTTGGTGGTCGTACAGTGGGAGGTGGTGGTGGAAATGCTGCGGGTGGAGGTGCTGGCGGCGGCGGAGCAGTTGCAGCAGGATCTGCGATTGTAGTAAGACCACAAACAAGTTTAGTTGATAGAGCACAAACATTACAGATACAGACAAATGCAGGGTCAATTGGAAATCTTCAACAGAGTCTTGATGTAATTCGTGTACAAGTAACAGAATTAAATCAGGGTATTCAGAATACTGCAAAACAACTTCAAGCAGAAAGTGCTCTAGAGCAAAACCAACTTAAGCAAGAGCAAGAATCAGAAAGAAGATTAGCAGAGCGTAAAGTTAGACTTGGAAAAGAAAGTGAATTAGAGAAAAATATTCAAGCGGCATTAGCAAGACCACTTGCTAAAATTCAACAAACTGTGACAAGTTTGTTTGATAGAGTCATGGGTGCTTTGACAACATTATTCTTTGGGTGGCTTACAAATCAAGGAATTGAAACTCTAAAAGCATTTGCAGAGGGAGATACTAAAAAACTTGAAGAGATTAAGAATACTGTTATTAAGAATGTTTTATTTGCAATAGGTGGATTTGCTGCAGTTAATATTGGATTTGGTTTACTACTGAGAACTATTGGTGGTTTAACACTCAAATTAGCAAGTCTTGCTACCAGAATTGCTTTAGCTCCTTTCAGACTAGGGGCAGCAGCATTAAGAGGAGGTATGTCCGCCCTGAGAGGAATTGGAAGTAGAGTTACCGGTGCTGGAGGTGTTTTAGGTAAAACTGGTGGAGTGATGAGTAGATTTTTGGGTGGGGTTAAAAATTTAGGAAAAGGTGCTCAAGGTGTATTACGAGGCACTGGAAATGTTGCTTCCAAACTTTTTGCACCCATAGCACTTGGGGTTGGAACTTATAGGATAGCACAAGGAGATATTGTTGGTGGTTTATTATCCTATGGATCTGCAATTCCTGGTGTTGGTTTAGGTTTTGCAGGTTTAGACATTGCAAGAGAATTTGGACTTGGAAAAGGCACTTTTTTTGGCAAGCAAGAATCGCAACAACAAGCATCAACACCACCAGCAACACCACAACCACCAGCGGCAACACCACCAGCAACACCACAACCACCAGCGTCAGTTGCACAACCACAAACTTCTGCAATGCCAACACCATCTGAAATGACATTTAGTGTTGACACTGCAAATATGTTACAGGGTCCGGCACAAGCATTATCACAAGAAACAGCACCTTCTTATGGCACAATAAATGTTGAAGGATTACTTCAAGAAAAACCCCCTGCTGCAGATGTACAAGCACCACCAAAACCTGCTACTCCTGTAGGAACTCTTCCAGAAGCAAAACCAAACATCATAATGGCTGGTGGTGGAAGAGATAGAACTCAGACAATTGCTTCTCAACAACAACCATTGACTGATGTGCCATTTATACCATCTGCAAATACTGATAATTTCTATGTGCTCTATTCACAACTCAACTACAATGTGGTGATGTAATATGGCAGTATCAACACCAATCAGAAGAGTAATTCTTACAGCAAATGAATCTAAGAAAAAGATTTCTCAAGGTAGAGATGCAATCAAGTCCGTTGGGCAAGTTATTTTAAAAAGAACTAAAGTTAAAAGAGAAGCATTTGCACAAACAAATATCTTCAGAAAAAGAAGAGAAGAAAATGAAAAGAGACAAACTCTAGAGGATGAATTAGAAGCACCAAGAGTTGTTATGACACCGACAGGACCTCAACAGTTGATACAAGCAACTGGTGCTGGTGGATTTTTTAAGAGAATTTTAGGATTTATTGGTTATCTTGCTGCAGGTTGGATAATGAATAATCTCCCAACCTGGATTGCAATGGGTGAAGAATTTATTGCAAGACTTCAGAGAGCAGGGGAGATTGTATCTGAATTCTTTAATAATACGATTAAGTTATTCACTAATGTAGGTAATATTTTAGGAGCATTAGGACAAAACTTAATGCAGTTTGATTTCTTTGATACTTCAAATCGTGTAAAAAATGCGATGGGCGAATTAAATGACACTATGGGAAATCTGACAGGGCAGATTGAAGAGGCATTTGATTTACTTACAACTCCACTTACAGAAGGTAAGTATAGTGGAGAAGAGATTCCTAAAACGGGAACACAACAAACTGATGAAGGTGCTTATACTGAACCACCTCCTTATAGTGGTAGTGGTGGGGGTAGTCCTGATTTTTGGACCTTAGCAGCAGTTACTTCTCTAGAAGATGGAGACCCTCAGGGAAGAGCTGATGTAGCACAATCAATCTATAATAGAGCAGCGTCTGGAGTTTTTGGATCATCTTCTATTAGAGCAATAATTCTATCTGGTAATGGAAAACAATATGAGCCAGTAGGTAGAGCTGTTAAAGAGTTTAATGCAATACAAGATAGAGAAAGTGCTATAAAAGCAATTATGGTTGCAAATAAACTATCAAGAAAACAAGCAGAGAGAATGATAGATGATACGGTTTCTGCAATTACCAATCCATCATTGCAAAAAAAAGCTGCGGAATTTGTTGAAAATCGTACAGATTTTTTAGGTGCAGGATTAACTCCTAATCGGTCAAGTTCTACAGAGTTAAGAAGGAGAAATCCAAGTGATAATATTTTTGGAAATTATGTTGGTCCCGCATCATATCAATATGGATTGAGAAGTCGGGGTAAAGCATCATCTCCCAATATTCAGTTATCTACAACTACAACGACACAAGCATTAACACCCAGAAGAGGTATAACTACAACTGTTCGCGATGAAGTTGATGTTGTTAGAAACACAAGTCCTTTAGCGGGATTAACACCAGGTCAAGGTTTTGGTGCTGCTAGAAGAGGTGGAAGACTACATAAAGGTATTGATATTGGCACTTACAATACTAGAGGATTTTATGTATCTTTCAGACAGTCTGGAAAAGTAACCTATGCAAGAAATAATGGAGAAGGATATGGAAACTTAGTTATTATTAAATCTGGAAATACAGAATTTTATTTTGCACACCTTGCTCGCATAATGGTAAAAGAAGGGCAGAGTTATAATGGAGAAACAATAGGTGAAATAGGAAATACTGGAGGTGATTATTCTATTCACTTACACTTTGAGGCAAGACCTAATGGCAATCCAGTCAATCCAAAACCATATTTAAATCTTCTTTCTATTGGTAGACAACTTACAGGAATCGCAGGAAAACCCACAACAGTTGTCCCAGAATCACCTGCTCAACCATCACCAGCACAAATCGCAGCACCTGCACAACAAACAAATGCAGTACCATTTTCACTCACGCCTGAAAGATCTGGTCAAGATATTATCATTATAGACCAACCAAGACAACAACAAAACATTATTACTTCAGCATCGGGTGGTGGAGGACAAGGACCTTCTGCAATTAGTGATTTTGACTTGTTAAATAACTTTATCAAGAATAAACTTCTTCTGGATTTAGCGTACGTATAATGTCAATTCAAAAGTCCATTTATGAGCAGTTAATATTAGAGTCAAGCGATCGTAGCAGGACGATTGACATCTCAACTGGTGCTATCTCTATAGATTATTACGAAGATATTTTTTCTCCAACGATTACTGCAAAAGTTAAAATTATCAACACAGGAAACACAATTGTTGCTGAAGGTGGCACTGGAAGGCAATCAATTTATAATGGTCTTCCCCTGAGAGGTGGCGAAAGAGTTGTAATGAAGATCGCTGGAAACTCTACTACAAATCCTGGATTAGATTTTTCAAAAAGAGTAGATGATTACTTGTATGTTTCAAGTATTACTGATGTCATCTCAGAAACAAATCAAGAAAGTTTTACACTTCATTTAACATCTAGAGAAGCAATTACAAACGAAACTGTCAGAGTTGGTAAGAAGTTTAAACCTGGTAGTAAAATTAGCAATTCTGTAGAAGATATTCTTAAAAATTATCTCAAGACAAACAAGATAGGTAATATTGATTCCGCTAAACCATATGGTTTTATAGGAAATATGAGAAAACCATTTACGGTTTTAGTGTGGTTGGCATCAAAAGCAGTTCCAGAAAAATCTGGAAGTGCAACGGCAGGTTTCTTATTCTATCAAACACAGGATGGATTTCAATTTAGATCGATTGATGATTTGATTGACCAACAACCTAGAGAAGATGTGAATGGAAATAGAGTTGTATATACCTACAACCAAGTCAATCAAGCATATGATGAGAATAATAATAAGGTCAACAATGACTTCAACATTCTGAATTATTATGTGGAAAAGAATCAAAACTTGATTGAGAAATTAAAATTAGGAACTTTTGCAAGTCAGAGAATATTTTTCAATCCACAAACAGGAGCAATCACAAATCCAGAGCAAACTCTATTCAAGTTTGAAAGATATTCAGATAAAACAAGTAACTTAGGAAGTGACATTAAACTTCCACCGTTATCTGAAGGATCTGAAAAAACTCTAGGAGATGTGCCAACAAGAATTATCACGGGTATTCTTGATATTGGCACCTTGAATTCCGATGTTTCAACAGATGTAAATGCTGACCCAACAGAATATCAATCACAGTCTTTAATGCGTTATAATATTCTGTTTACTCAAACTCTCAATGTTATTGTTGCTTCAAATACAAACTTAAGAGCAGGTGATGTAATTCAATGTCAGTTTCCAAAAATCACTCAATCTGATGCAAAAGAATATGACACTGAAACTAGTGGTCTATATATGATTAAGGAATTGTGCCATCATTTTGATGCAAATAATTCCTATACTTCTATGAAATTAGTCAGAGATACTTTCGGAATCAACAAAAAGGCATAGTAAATGATAGACGAATCACTTCTTAAAAGTCATTTTATAGGTAGAGATGGTTTCCGTTGGTGGTTGGGGCAAATTGCACCAGTAGAAGCGTGGGAAGAGCAAGCAAATGGTGGTGGATGGGGATATAGGTATAAAGTTAGAATCTTAGGATATCATCCTTTAGATATTGCCGAATTATCAAATGATGATCTTCCTTGGGCACAGGTTATGTTCCCAACTACTGCTGGAAGTGGTGCAGCAAAGTATGCAGTAAATCCAAAAATAAGACCTGGAGATATGGTCATTGGATTTTTCTTGGATGGTGATAACGCACAAATCCCAGTCATTATGGGAGCACTTGGACACACGAGTGATTGGTCAACTGCTGGATATAAAAATCCTTTCATTCCTTTTACTGGTCATACTTCTAGAGTAAAAAGTCCACAAGGAACTGGTAGAATAGAGACTGATGAATCAAATGAAGCAACAGAAGAGTCTCAAAAAAGTCCAAGAGCAGTTCCTCCAGAAGTAGCAGCAAGACTGAGAGAGATATCTGCTTATACTGGTATTGGAAGAGAAGTTGTATTTGCCGACACTTGTGAAGATACAACAATTAAAACAGTAAAATCTGAGGTTAATAATTTACTTAAATATATCCAAGAAGCGCAAGGAAAAATTGCTGAGTATAAGCAAGCAATTCAAAACACCGCTGAAGTAATTAAGGGTGCCGTCAACTGGATAGTTGGTAGAATTATGGATTCGATTTATAATTTCCTAGTTGGAACTGAAGATGACCCAGGAATTATTCCAAAAGCATTAAAAGCACTGTATATTAGCGTTTATGGGTCAGTTCTTGCTGCAACAGGCAATCCAGCAGCAGCACACACGGCAGGATATAAGTCCAATGAGGTCTTCGTAATTCCAATTAAAATTTTAGAAGAAGCACTTTCTTGTGTTGCAAATGCAATTGTTGAAGGGCTTTTAGGAATCATAGTTCAATTACTTGAGTCACTTCTTGAAAATGTAGATAGATTTGTAACTTGTGTGGCAGAGCAATTCATCGGATCTCTTGTTAATACAATTACAGATGCAATTGCTGATGGACTGTCTGCCGCTCTAGATGGTGTTTCTGCCTTGTTGGGTGGTGTTTTCAGTGTTGTTGATTTTATTCAAAGCACAGTAGATACAATTCTTGGATTGGGAGGACTCTTTGACTGTAATCAAAGCAATAACAAGTGTGATGGAACTAAAGAATGGATAGTTGGAGTTGGTCCAAAGAGTAGTATAGATCCTTTAGAATCATTCAATAGTATCTTTGATATTGCAAATACTATCGGAGGTGTTGTTGGAGATGTAACTTCTGCAGTTGAAGGTGTTGCAGGAATTGCAGATGTATTCTCAAACGATATTTTACAGGATGCTCTGAATGGTTTAGGAGAATGTATTCCAACATTCCCAACTACTTGCGGATCTCCTACAATCAACATCTTTGGTGGAGGAGGAACAGGAGCATCAGCGATTCCTATTCTTGGTGCTGCGACTCCAATTCTAAATGTAGTTAATAATGTAACACAGACTGCAAGTATTATTGGTGCAGTTGTTACAAATCCTGGTTCAGGATATCGTTTCCCACCATTCGTTGAGTTTAGTGATAGTTGTGGATTAGGTTATGGAGCAAAAGGTAGAGCAGTAATCAATGATGCTGGAAAGGTAACTTCAATTTATATCACATCTTCCGGTGAAGGGTATCCACTAATACAAAATCAAGATGCTTATGGTGTCACTGATGTTGTAGTACAAACTGCTGGATTGGAATACTCTAGAAATGATACTGCAACCGATAATCTTGGAAATACTTATAGTTTGATAGTTGATAATGGTAGAATACTTTCAGCAACACCTCTAAATATTTTGGAGGTTTCTGATATTCCTGTAATTACGGTTGACTCTGAAACTGGATTTGGTGCTATCTTGAAACCAATTCTTGGTCCAATATCTCAACCATCAGAAGCACAGAAAATAATTAGAGATAGAAAAGGTATTCAAACATCAATAGATTGCCCAACATAAAATGAATTACGAAGCAAGAGATTATATTAGTGTAGGACCAAAGTTTAGAATTACTACAAATGATCCTTTAATGGGAGGAGATGGAACATCTGTTTATCAAATGTATGCTTATACAAATGATAATGATGTACATTTGCAGACTTTTACTGAAACAGGGTCTTATAAGATTCTAAATGACAAAGGAATTGAAATCGTTGCAGGAAATACAGGATCTGAGGGAAGTGTTGATATTTGTCTTACTGGATTAGGTGGAGATATTTGTATCACTGCAATGAGTAATGGCACAGTGAAAATCAAAGGAAAAACTATTATGATTGAGGCGGTGGAAGATTTGGATATGAAAGCAGGTAGAAATATTAACTTAGTGTCTGGATCTGGTAGAATTATTCAGAAAGCAAATAAAATAGATCAAGTTGCATTGACTGGTAATGCTATTCTTGATACTTTTGGAAAGAGAGCATTCTCACTCTCTCCTGTTGGAAATGAATACATTACTGATGTATTTGTTGGTGGATTAAATGTAATTGGTGCAATTAAAACGATTGTAGGAGTAGGATAATGTCAGCAGTAAATACTCTATTCAGTCTAATTGGATTTCCATTATTACCTAAAAAAGGTGAGGAAAAGTTTTATCATGACAATAGTACTTTTAATCAAAATGTAAGAATCACTGGAGACTTAATTTCACAAAGCAATTCTTTAACTCTTGGTGAAAAAGTAATTTGTGGAAATACTTATCTGGTCTTAAATCCATTAAACAGAAAAGCACAACTCCCAAATCTTTTTGTATCTGGAAGTATTTTTGGATTTAATAATTTAGTCATATCTAATATTTCGATTTTTAACAATACAGTCATTGCAAATCGCAATATGATTGTGAATGGAAGAATAATTCTAGCAAACTGTGGAGATGTTGCTTCTAGAATTAACCGAGCAGATACACTTCCATCATCAGATATAAGATTAAAGGAAAATATTAGTCCAATCAAAAATGCTCTGGAAAAAGTATCTAAATTAAATGGAGTTGAATATGACTTTAAAGATTCAAAAGATTATGGTTACTTAAAGAAACATCAGATTGGTTTAATTGCACAGGAAGTAGAAAAAGTTATTCCTGAGGTTGTATCTGAGCAAGAGAATGGCAATCTAGGAGTATCATATCAACATTTAACTGCTGTGTTAGTTGAAGCAATTAAAGAGCAACAGTCTCAAATTGACAGTCTTAGAAAAGAAATTGAAGAATTAAAAAATGGAGAACGTAAATGAGCGAACAACTTACTAATTTATTATCTGGAAAAATTGAAGGAAATAATAGTTCGATTGAGGTATTAGCAGAGAGAAGACCTGGAATACAAACAAATATTGACTTGTTTTCTCCCGTTTGCAATACAATTGATGGTCAAATTGTTTCTATTGCTGCAAGTATTGTAACGATTCAAACTGAAATTGTTGGTCTGTCTACAAATGCTTATGCTGTTGGATGTGGAACTACCAGTGGTGCTGTAACAATCTTTCCAGACACTGTAAGAAATTATAGTTATAACATTTCCACAAAGTCTTATGATGGAAATTCTCCCTATGATGTTAATATTGCTTTCTTAAATTCTGGGAATGTGGGATTTGGCACACTTTTAATACATACTCAAAATGATTCTTCACAATCAGGAATAGGCACTCTTTATGATGATATAGGAGTTTGCTACAGAATACCTTGTACTTCTGGTAATTGTGTTTCTTTTGCTTCTTCCATTACTGAAAAGCAAAATCAACTTACAATTCTTAGAAATCAATTAACAAGTTTAGTCACATCTTCTAACAATGTAAAAACAGAAAGAGTTGATTATGAAGTAGAAAGATATGCAGGAAATTATACAATTCGTATTTTGACCGAAGAAAATACACGAATATCCACAGCAATTACAACAATCAAAAATTACTCTTAAGCACCCCTTGACACCAGGACCAGGACGCCCTACAATATGGGGGTAATCAACGAAACACCCCATGAGCACCGCACAAGAGACTGTCCAAGGTATTGTGATTGATGTCTGCTCCCGCACCTTCCTGCTCCTGAGCGACCAAGGAAGTGAGCGTCTGGTAGAATGTGAGACCGTTCAAGAGTTTATGAATGTGTTGGAAGTGGTAACTGCAAATCTTGATCCTGAGCAAATTGAATATGCAGACCTTGCGGTTTATGGGCAGTGATGCTATAATATAAATATCCTCAAAGAAAAGAATGGAAATTTTCACGGTGGAAGAGTTTCAGGAAAGATTTGAAGAATTGATTGAAAGAGTGGAAAGTGGAGAGCACATAGGTATTGTGGATGAGAATGGAAAGGCAGCAGTAATGATACCTGCCAATGATGATCTCATACGAATACACACTGAGGAAAACAACGAAGCTCAGTGATATTCTGAGTTTTTGTGGGAGCATAGCTTAATGGTTAGAGCGGGCACCTTATAAGTGCTTAGCGCGGGTTCAACTCCCGCTGTTCCCATTACATACTCTTATTGTATAAATAGGTGTATGTATATTTTCATAACACCATAATGTATTCTACTATTACTAATTGTCAAGGTTGTGGATGCGACATTCTAAATCAAAGAATGACAAAGGGGCGACTAAAAAAATGGTGTAGTAATTCTTGTAGACAAAAATGGCGTTATAAAAACGATAAAAACATTATTGATAGAAACACTTACACTGAACAAAAGGCAAGGGGGTATTCCAATAAATGGAAAGCCCTTCAATATAAGGGTGGTAAATGTCAATCTTGTGGAGAAAGTAGACCAGCAACTTTGTGTTTTCATCATAGAGATCCATCTGAAAAATCATTTAATCTTGATGGAAGAACCTTTGCTAATAGAAAGTGGGAATTTGTTAAGGAGGAAGTTAATAAATGCGACCTTCTTTGCCATAACTGCCATCATATGCTACACTATGGTGATAGTTGGGAAGAATTTCTAAGCGAGCAGGTTTAGCAATCTGGTAGAATGCTCGGAACTCATAATTCCGCGAAGGATGGGTTCGATTCCCTCAACCTGCACTTGACCATAAAGACTCTTTGAGTTATAATGGTCACATACACGGGCGTGTATTCCAACCAGGCAGAGAAAATCGACTTAAAATCGATCCAGTGTGGGTTCGAATCCCACCACGCCTATAAAAATAAATATAAGATACGGGAGTGAATCCTATGTCTTATCGTATCGACTCCGCATACTGCTGGTATAATAATGGCAGTATGATAGTGAAGATGTATTTTATCAATCATATTCCATTTACTTTCGATGAACTTCCCGATGGTCACTTATACGATTTAGATCTTTGTAGAGCAGCAGATAAAAATCGCACATATGACCCAGACGATTTATATCGGTCTTCATTTTATCTGATAGACGAGGAAGCACATCCATTCCTGTTTCCAGTAGAATTAGAAAACCCAGAAGACCTTCCAGAAGACGACGAAATTGATTTTGATGGTGGAGATTTGACTTCATAAATAAAAGATAGCAATATCTTAATAAGTCATAATCCGATGCCATTAAATAAACTTGACAATTTTATCAAGAATACTGAAGGGCGCACATTATATGTAAATCCCAATGATTTAGACGCTACAGATTCTATTACGAATACTGGCAACTCTCTTGCACAACCTTTTAAAACGATTCAGAGAGCACTTTTAGAAGCGGCAAGATTCTCTTTTGTGAATGGAAAGGGTAATGACTTAGTAGAAAAAACAACAATTCTTGTCTTCCCTGGCGAGCACCTAATTGATAACAGACCTGGGTTTGCCATTTATGATAATGGTGGCACTGCGTATGCTGTTCCTCCAACCGGCGGTGCAGGAACTCCAGCACTCTCAACATTATCTTTAGAATTAGATTCTAATTTTGACTTAACACAAGAAGACAATATTCTTTATAAGTTTAACAGTGTTAATGGCGGTATTATTATACCTAGAGGCACATCAATCGTTGGTCTTGATTTAAGAAAAACGAAAGTCAGACCAAAATATGTTCCAAATCCAACAGATCCTTTAGTAAGAAAGTCTGCAATTTTTAGAGTTACTGGAGCGTGTTATTTCTGGCAGTTTTCATTCTTTGACGCTGATGAGTCTGGTTTAGTTTATACTCATCCTTCATTCTTTACAAGTAATTATCAGTCAGTTCCAAGATTCTCACATCATAAACTCACTTGCTTTGAGTATGCTGATGGTGTCAATGAAGTTGGCACATATGGTCTCACTGACCTTGATATGTATTATAGCAAACTTTCAAATGCTTTTAATTCATATCGTCCAATTCCAGCAGATGCAAAGTTTCCTGCAAGTGATGAAGACTTTGCTAAGATGGCACCTGAATGGGAAATTGTTGGTGCATTTGCTTCTGACCCGATTGATATTCAATCAGTTATTTCCGGAAACGGCACAACTGCAACTACTTTAGTTACAGTTACAACGACAGAAGGACATAATCTAACTTCAGGAACACCGATTAAGATTAAAGGAGTTAGTACTCCAGAATATAATATTTCCACAAAAGTACAAAATGTCTTAAGTGCAACTCAGTTTACATATTTACTCGAATCATTCCCAATTACTTTAGATCCAACACCTATAGTAACTGGAGCGACAATAACTGTTGAAACTGATACCGTATCTGGTGCATCTCCTTATATCTTTAACTGTTCTCTCAGATCCGTCTGGGGTATGAATGGAATGCACGCTGATGGTAGCAAAGCATCAGGATTCCGTTCAATGGTTGTTGCACAGTTTACCGCTGTGTCACTGCAAAAAGATGACCGCGCATTTGTAAAATATGACTCAATAACAAGAAGTTATAATGGTGTAAATTATTCCACTGTTTATGGTGGAGCACTACCAACGGGAGCATCACAAACAGATACTGCAAAAGTTTATCACTTAGATCCTGATGCAATTTATAGACAAGGATGGGAAACAAGTCACATCAAGGTTTCCAATGATTCCTTCATTCAGGTAGTATCAGTCTTTGCAATTGGATTTAATAAGCATTTTGATCTAGAGTCTGGTGGCGATGCTTCTATTACTAACTCAAACTCAAACTTCGGTCAGATATCACTTAACTCTGAGGGATTCAAGGCAGAAGCATTTGATAAGGATAATAATGCCTTTATTACATCCATCATTGCTCCAAGAGACATTGACACTACAGTAGAAGAAGATATTGAATGGTTGTCAATTGATGTTGGTCTTACAACTTCTGTGGGTGTTTCAACTCACTTATATCTCTACGGTTTAAATGCTGCAGATAGTTTACCAGTAAGTGTTACTCAAGGTTATCGCATTGGTGCTCGTCACGGAGATAAATTATATCTCTCAATCAATAATACTGAATATTCTGCAGACATTTATATGCAGGATGGTGTAACAAGTTCTTATAAAGTTTATGATGTTTCAAGTGTATCATCTTCAACTTTAACAGTAGGAACTCACACAATTTCAACTGGTGAAAGAATCATCATTAATAGTGAAAGTGGAGATTTACCTGAGAATGTAACTCCTCATATTGTATACTATGCGATTCGCGTTAATTCTACACAAATCAAGTTAGCAACATCATTTACAAATGCTCTTAACAATGAAGGATTGACAATTTATGGAGGAACTCAACTGAAAGTTTACAGTAGAGTTTCTGATAAATCATCTGGTAATATTGGGTCTCCAATTCAGTTTGATTCAACATCAGGAAATTGGTATATTACTGTAAATAGTGCAAACCAAATTTATAATCAACTGAATACTCTTGGAGTTGCTGGTTTAAGTGAAACAACTGATCTTACTTATGTTAAGAGAATTGTTGATGATCGTAGTTTGGATGAGAAGGTTTATAAGGTAAGAGTTGTAATTCCAAAAGAATTATCTGCTGCTAAAGATCCAGAAGATGGTTTTATTCTTCAGGAATCTAGCACAACAGGCGCGAGAGCAGATGACTTTACCAGAACTAGTATTGCAAGCACCGACTTTGAGTATAATAAGAATCCAAGATTTATTACAACTTGCACTTTAGCGTCCACCACTGTCACAGTCCTAACATCGCTTCCTCACGGACTCAATGTTGGTGATTTAGTCGTTATTCGCAATGTAACTGACAGCAGCAATCCAAGTGGTCTTTATGATCGTGGATATAATGGTAAGTTTGCTGTTGCATCAATTGTTGATGATATGTCATTTACACATTCTGTAATTGATGTAAATGGAAAAACACATACACCAGGATCGACTAGCACAAACGATATTAACTCCAGAACAACTGCAGATCAAGTTAGAGACTTACCAAGATTTGAAAGAAATGATTGGCAGTCAAATCTATATATTTACCGTAATGAAGTTATCTCACCTTATGTGCAGGGGTCTCAAGATGGAATCTATCATCTCTATGTCTTAAATGCAAGTAATAAGATTACAGAAGAGTTTACTAATCTTGAGTATTCACAAAGTCCTGTAGATCTTTATCCTCAATTAGATAGAGATAACATTGAAGCAAACCCACAATCTGCAAAGACATTTGCTCTTCGTGCTCCAATTGGTGACACAAATACAAGTGACCTTAAGAAGAGCATCACTAGAGAAACTGTAGATAAACTTTCTGGTGTTTTAGGAATTGGACAGTCAATAACATCAGTTTCTTCTTCTGCTTCAAGTGCAACTCTTACTTTTGGAAGAAGACACGGACTTGCTGGAATTTCTATTGGTGCAATTACTGCAGGTGCCTCTTATAATAATGGCACTTATTATGATGTAAAACTCTTAAACACTGATGCTGATCCCTTAGTAGGAACTTGGAAAGGAGCAACTGCAAAGGTAATTGTGAGTGGTGGTGCTGTTACATCAGTTGATATTATCTCCAAAGGATCTGGATACACCAACGGCGAAGCACTTTTCTTTGACAATACCAGAATTGGCGCTGGTAATGGAAATGCAAGATACACCATCGCAACTGCTGGTATTACAACAAGTATTGGTGATGTAGTTCAGGTCACCGGTGTTGGCACTGTAACTGATGGATACTATAGAATCAGTGCTGTTAATTCGCAAACTCAAATATCTGTTGCCAAGACTGTTGGAGATTCAACTCCAATTCCAGGCCAATATGCATTTATAGTTGGACCATCATCGAAGATTACTGCAAGACCTTATGATTCAACAACGGGCATTACTACATTTACAACTCAAACTCCTCACGGATTGTTGAAGGGTAACAAGTTTAGAGTTATCAACTCTACTAATAATAATCTAGGTGATTATGTTGTTGAAGAAAGAGTTGGTGTTAATACATTCACTGCGATTACTAATAAGTCTTTAAGTGCTACAAATGGTTATATTCTCAAGCACGGATATTCTGCCAATGAAGCAATTTCTGATGCAAGAGAAGAAAACTTTGGTATTCGTCAAGTTTCATTCTATGAAAATGAGATTGTAAAACTTTCAACAGCAATCTCTGATGATGCTTCAGCAACTACGGTAGTCATTTCAACAATCAATTCTGGAATTGGCACTGCTGCAAGATTCCCAATGGGATCTTATATTCAGGTTGATAGTGAAATTATGAGAATTACTTCTTCAAGTAATAATTCTCAATTCACGGTAATTCGCGGTGCTCTTGGAACTCGCAAAGAGTCTCACGATGCTGATTCTTTAATTCGTAAGATTAATCCAATTGCAGTTGAATTCCGTAGACCATCAATTCTCCGTGCTTCTGGACATACTTTTGAATATCTTGGATATGGTCCAGGTAACTACTCCACAGGTTTACCACAAGTTCAAGTCAAGTCACTGACAGAAAGAGAAGACTTCTTAGTTCAATCTCAAGAAAGAGCAGGTGGTATTGTTGTTTACACTGGTATGAATAACAGTGGAGATTTCTTCACTGGAAATACAAAGACTTCTTCCTCATCGGGTGAAGTTACCTCTTATGATATTCCAACACCAACTGTAACGGGTGAAGATCCTTCCAAGTCAAGTGTTGTTTATGATGAAGTAACTGTTAAGGAAAGACTTCTTGTTGAAGGTGGAGATTCTGGCACGGTTCTTTCACAGTTTGATGGACCTGTTACATTTAACAAGCAAATCAGAAGCAAAGATACTTCTACTTTCAGTGGTCAGGTTAGAGTTACAAACACTACAACATCAGACTCAACTGGCAAAGGTGCTCTGACTGTTAAAGGTGGTGTTGGAGTTGGTGAAAACTTAAATGTTGGAGGTAATTCTACTTTCACTGGAAGTGTTTTACTTTCAAATCTTACAGATTCAACCTCAACCTCAACAGGTGCATTAAGAGTCTTAGGTGGTGTTGGAGTTGCTAAGACAGTTACTTCTCTAGGATTGACTGTAACTGGCAATGCAAGTATTGGAAGCACTCTTACAGTTTCTGGTGCAGAAGGAATTACATCTCCAAAATTCAAAGCAACTGTCCCACAATCTTCAACTTTGAATGGCACTCCAACATTCAAAATGCTTCGTGCAGACGGAAACCAAGACTTTATCACTTTCCGCGAAGTGCAGAATGCTCTTGGATATATTCCTGCAGACTCTGCAACAATTACTGGAGACTTCCCACTCGGAAATTCCTTAGTTTGTGATGATATTTCTGGATCATTTGATGAATCTACTACAGATTTTACTCTTCGTATTGCAGGCACAGCGTTCATTCCTGCTGGAAGTTCTGCAAACTTAATTGTATCTGTTGGTGGTGTTATTCAAAGACCAGGTGCAGACTTTATAATTGTAACTTCTGGTGGTGCAAATACAAGCACAATTAGATTTACAACTGCACCTGCATCTGGAGTTTCTTGCTTCATTGTTGCTCTTGGCGGTCAAGGATCTCTGATTTCTAATATTGATTGGGACACTAAAGGACAGATTCTTGTTGCTACTGGAGATAATACTGCTGCAAGACTTGCAGTTGGTGCAAACGGAACAGTCTTAACTGCAGATGACACTCAAGCAACAGGTGTTAAATGGGCACCTGGCACTCCTGTTGGATCATTCTTCTATATGGCAGCATCTTCTGCCGATACTGCAACTGGTGGTAGTGCAACAATTGGAGCAACTGAATATCATGCACCAGAAGGTTATCTGATTTGTAATGGTGGAGACATTCCTACCAGTGGCACATTCCAAGGAGTTAATGCCTCTCTTCTCCAAAATCTTCGTAGTTTCTTAGGATCCACTTATGGTGCTACAGGAAGACTTCCAAATTTAATTAATAACTTCGCAGGTTATTCTGCGGTGCCTGGTCAAACAGGTGGCGCTGCTACAGTTACATTAACAACTGCACAAATGCCTTCTCATAATCATAGTGCTAGTACTTCTGAAAATGGATCACACACGCATGGCACATCAACAGGACAGGAATGGGCAATGCGAAATACTCCAGGTCTTGACAGAGCTTATGGTGGAAATGGTATCGGTCAAGGTGATATGTTAGCAGCAGGAAGTCACCAACATACCATAACTGTTGAAAGTGCTGGTTCTGGTCAAGCACATGAAAACCTTCCACCATATGTTGGAATGCTTCCAGTGATTAAATACTAATATAAGGAGATAAAGAAATGTCAGTTACACGAGTACAAACATCTGGAATTACTGATGATGCAGTAACAACCGCTAAGATTGCTAATGATGCAGTAACAACCGCTAAAATAAACTTTGAAACTGCATTAGTTCCAGTTGGTGGAATTATTATGTGGTCTGGAAGCACAGCATCCATTCCCACTGGTTGGGCATTATGTAATGGTGCCAATGGCACTCCAAATCTACAAGATAGATTTATTGTAGGTGCTGGAAGTGGTTATGGGGTAGGTGCTACTGGTGGTGCTAATAGTGTAACTCTTACTATAAATGAAATGCCCACTCACAGTCACACTTTATTAGCAAGTAGTGCTACTGATGGTGGGTCTGGAACTGGATGGAGATGGGAATCTAATAGTGCTTACCGACCTGCTACCGTGAATGGAACAAATATAGGTAATGCAGGTGGAGATCAAGCACATGAAAACAGACCACCATACTATGCTCTTGCTTTCATTATGAGAGTTTCATAAATACTTAAAAAGTCTCCGAGATGGCAAATTATAACAAGTCATTTAATTTTAGGAATGGAGTTCAGGTTGATAATGATAACTTCATTGTTAATGCAAATGGTCTAGTTGGTATTGGAACAACAATACCTAAAGATTATTTGTTGAATGTTTATGGAGACGCAAGAGTTACTGGATTAGTTACCGCAACAAACGCTAATATCACCAATTTAAGTGTTGGTCTAGCAACTCTCACAACTCTTAATGTTGGAATCACATCACTGACTTCAGGGATTATAACTGCTACTTCTGGGGTTGTAACTTATTATGGGGACGGATCTAAATTATCAAATCTACCAACATCTCAATGGATTGATGTAAATCCAGGAGCAGGAGTTTCTAGTATTTACGCTGCAGGAAATGTTGGAATTGCAACTACACTCCCAACATTTAACCTGCAAATTGGAGCAAATCCTCTTGTTTATACTGCAGGTATTGGTATTAATTCCAATGGAAATGTTTACAGTGCTGGTATAATTACAGCAACATCTTTCTCTGGATTTGGGTCTGATATATCTCTACTTAATGCTTCCAATATAACATCTGGCACTTTAAGCACTTCATTTTTCCCATCTAGCATTCAATTATCGGGCATTATAACAGCATCATCCTTTGTAGGATCTGGTGCTGGTATTACTGCCATTAATGCTGACAACATTACAACAGGCACATTAAGCACCTCTAGACTTCCTTCTAACATTGTTGTTTCTGGTATTATAACTGCCAACACTTTTGTAGGAAACTTAACTGGGACTGCAACAACTGCAACGACTTTAGCACCTTCAGGAACAGTTTCTGTTACTTCTGTAAATAGTGGATTTACTTCAACTGGAATTGCAACAGTCACTGAAGCACTTTATGTTGTTGGTTATCCTGCAAAAGTTGGAGTAGGCACCACTACACTTCCAGAAGCAGATATTGAAGTTAATAAGACAGGCATTTCTTCAATTCGTGTAATCAGCACTAATAATGTCGCTACGATTGGTATTGGTAGAAGTGCAGAAGTAAGAACTGGAAATACAAATACATTCTATTTGTATAGCACCCCAACATCTTTAGATATTATAAACTCAAATACTGGAAATGTCAACTATTATCTTGATTATGGCACTGCAGGATTAGGAACTGGTGCTTTCCATTGGATTTATGGTCAAGACCCATCAAATCCAATTATGTCATTGACATATGATGGAAAACTTGGTATTGGTGTTACCAACCCAACAAGTGACTTATATGTTGTAGGAACTTCTTATATTACAGGTATCACAACAGTTGATAGTAATCTGAGTGTCTCAAGCAATTTAACAGTTTCTAACAATGCTACGGTTACAAATGACTTAACTGTAGGTGGAGATATAACATTTAGTGGTTCTCTTACTGGAAATCTTGGAATTACAACAGTATCCAGACTTGGAATTGCTACAGATACACTTGCAGGAAATTCTTACGAACTATTTGTTGGAGGAGATCCTGTATTTGGTCCTGGTGTTGCTGTTACTACAACTGGAATAAGAGCATCTGGAATTATTCAAGCATCTAATCTTACTGCTACAAACGCCAACATTAATGATATCAATAGTGTTGGTGTTATAACTGCAGTCACCTTTGTTGGAAACTTAACGGGAACTGCTACTACTTCAACAAATGTAGTGGGTGGTATTGCAACAGTAGGCACTCTTGATGTAGGAGGAACCTCAACTCTTGGTATTACAACTACAACTGTATTAAACGCACAAAGTCTTAATGTTTCTGGAGTTACAACCTCACAAGGTGGATTTACAAGTGGTATCGGAGTTACTAATCCAGTGAAGATTACAGTATCAGGTAATGTATTAACCTTCACTGTTACTGGTGTTGGATCTACAAGCTTGACACTCTTCTAAAAACCCTGTAGACTACCTTTGTCCCGGTTGAAGATGAGAGACTAATCTTCTTTAAGACACTTTGAGAACTGTCCACTGAGTCGTATCAGGGGCAGTTTTCTGCTATAATAGTCCTATACGCAATGAGATCTGTGATTCAACTTCGTCCTCATCAACAACGTGGTCTTGATGCTATGGAGTCCTTCAACAAAGGGATTCTCACGATGCCTACTGGTGCTGGGAAAACTCTGACAATGATTTTTGATGTTATTCGTCAGTTTTCTCAGCAACAATCGCAAACTGTGGTTGTTGTTTGTCCTCGTATTCTTCTGGCAGAGCAGTTGTCTAGTGAATTTCTTGAGTTTATCACCAATGCCCGTGTGCTTCACGTCCACTCTGGTGAGACTCATCACTTCAGCAGCACTCGTCCAAATGTGATTCGCACTTGGGTAGAAGCAACTCAAGGTCACAAACTTATCTTCACTACCTACAATTCTCTTCAGCAGATTGAGAAGGCAGGTATTGATGTGAATACGATTTACTTTGACGAAGCACATAATTCTGTCCGTCGTGATTTCTTCCCTTCGGTAGAGTATTTCTCTCAGGAAGCAAATCGTTGTTTCTTTTTCACTGCCACTCCAAAGTATTCGGCAACGATTTCTAAACCTGGTATGAATGATACTGCTGTTTACGGCAGTATCATTGCTAAGGTGCCTGCTCCTGAGTTGGTGGAGAATGGTTATATCATTCCCCCTAAGGTGATTGCTTCTCAAATGCGTCTGTCTATCAAAGGTGAGGATATCGCCCAACGGGATTGTGAGTATCTGCTTCAGGTTATCTCTGAGAATCCTGTCAACAAGATTTTGATTTGTGCCAAGGCAACCAAGCACATTATCAATCTTCTGTCTCAAACTGACTTTGCCGATCAATTGGCAGAGGAAGGTTACTCTGTGCTTCACATTACTGCCAAGCACGGTGCCTTCATTGACGGGCAGAAGGTCAATCGTGAGGTATTCTTTGATACCCTGAATGCCTGGGGTAAGGATGCTGACAAGAAGTTTGTTGTGCTTCACCATTCAATCTTGGCAGAAGGAATCAACATTTCGGCACTGGAGGCAGTGGTATTCATGCGTTCTATGGACGTTGTGGGTATCGGTCAAACGGTCGGTCGCACCCTGCGTCTACACCCCGCAGACGCCGCTGGAATCCGCTCTGGGGCGCTTCAGGCAGGTGCTCTGGAGTCCTACACTAAGTCCTATGGTCTGGTGGTCTGCCCTGTCTTTGACAAGGCATCCACGGGCACTGCTAAGGCAGTCCAGAATGTCGTTGACATTATCTTCAAGCAAGGTGATGTTGCGGTGTCGGTTGTCCGTCGTTGATTTTTCTGCTACAATACTCAAACACACAAGGAGAAACCCAATGCGTTGTAAAGTCCAACTCTATGTTGCTGGTAAAGTCTTTGACGAAATCGTTGAAGCACGGGATTATGATGATGCCAAACGCACAGCAATCGCACGAAATCCAAGTGCCAAGGTCATTTCTGTCACTGCTATCTTCGGATGAATAATATCCAGAATGAGACCCTCTTGAATCCAAAACCAGGAGATCCAAATGGTTATGTGACAAAGGATGGAATGTGGGCAGCAGTGCCGTTGGGAAAGAAATTTGTGATCCTCCACAACGGGCAGCAGATTCATACTGCCAACAACTATAAGACTGCCGTATCTTATATCAAGAAGGCAATGAAGGGCAAATCTGTATCTACACTGGACCAATTCATATGACAAAGACATTTAAGGTCACATCTGAGGCACCTTATGATAGGCACGACTATGAAATCCTCCTGAAAAATGACAAAAAGGTATTTTTTGACAATTGGGAGGACACCTGGGTGTATTGGTATCAAAACTGCCAGATTCCAGATTTTTTAGATGTTATAATTGTAAAAGATAAAAAGAAGGTTAAGAGCAAGGGATTCTCCTAATAAATATTGGAAATATGGGGATTGGGTAATGATCACATTATTACTAACAACAACCATATCTTGTGCGGATGCTTTAGGTCTTATTCATCGTCTTTCAAGAGTTGTTGGACTTACACCAATTCAAAGAACTGAAATCATTCAAGAAATTCGTAAAGTTGTCCCCTTTTGTCCTGTAACAATCAAAAAAGATGACAAATGACCAATGGAATCGTGGACTGGATTTGTTTATTGAGTCCGTCCATAAACCAGACCATGAATTACGTCAATCAGCCCACGACCAACGCTGTTTTAATGAGTTAATGGAAGTTCGTGAAAATGTGTTAGAATATCTCAAAACAATTAGAAAATGAGTAGCACATATATTTACTTTGTTATATTCTTCTGTATTGGTTATTTGATTGTCACCGACCAATCAGTAGCACGGGCATTTTATATGCTGACACAACTTGCTAGAGTGGAATATGAGAAAGTAAAGTGGTGGGTGCTTCACAATCCTGCGAATCCGATTGTGAAGTATCTGATGTGGCGTCGGTCTATGAAACTCGCAAAAGAGTTGATGGACGAATACGAAAATAAATAACCCTATATCTGGAATATCTTATGCTAAGTCACAACTACAGAATTCGTCTTGAAGAAATTTGTGATAAGATTGTAAAAGGTGAGTCAGTTGAATTAAGTGAGATGATTTGGTGTGAAAAACTTGCCAAAGCAAATCGATCTGCTGCCACAATCCTTCGTCAGGCAAGAAGAAGAGCAGAAAATCCTGATATGGTAGAAGGTGACTTAGACGACTTTATGAATAGGATGGATTTGGGTGGTTTAGGTCACGAAAGATTTGGTCGTCGTGGTTTTGATTCTCCTGATGACTTACACGATTGGTTTAAGAGGGATGAAGATGACACTGATTGGCGCACTCGTGATTGATGGTGGGCAGCAACAATAAGTCTTGGCGGAATTATGTTGCGTAAGACCCACACATATGTTATTATAAATAGTATCAGTCACGCCAAGACTTACAATGAAAGTATCACAACACCCCCTATATCATACTTGGAATGGTATGATACGCAGATGTAAAGATCCAAAAAATATAAACTATTCAGAGTATGGTGCTCGTGGGATAGAAATTTTTGAAGAGTGGTCTGAAAGAGGGTTTCACGGCACCACACAAACTCCGCCAGGTTTTATAAAGTTTCTAAAATATATTGATGAAAATTTGGGTGAAAGGCCAGAAGGATATTCTATTGATAGAATAAACAACAACTCTGGATATATTCCTGGCAATATAAGATGGGCAGACAACTCTACACAAAATATAAATCGCAGATGTCCCAATGGTGAGTTGAGAAATATAAGAAAAGTCCCATCTGGTAAATATCAAGTCAATATGTGGCATAAAAAGATTAACTACTATGTTGGCACTTATGATACGATAGATGAAGCAATTATTGCCAGAGATTGTTATAGAAAAATGTTACAAGAGACAACTTAACCAATGAAATCCTATCAAGAGTTTATAGCAGAAGAAGAAAAGTCTTCTAAGGCAACAGCAGGATATCAAAATGACCCGAAAGGAAATGAGAAGTGCTCCAATTGTAATATGTGGAGACCACCCAATGCCTGCACCGCAGTAAAAGGAAAGATTGCTGCTGATGGATGGTGTAAGTGGCATCAGTATGACAGAAAAAACAGGGATTGACAAACTCCCCTAGATACCTTAGAATACCTACATAAACATCTTTCATTATGGACTACCGACCATACTCACTTGAATGGAGCAGGCGAAGATACCTTGCCGAAGCAATCCAGAAATATTTTGATACTGATGCCTCTCTGGATGTTGTGCTGGACGATATTGTAGGTGTATTAGAAGAAAATGTAGAGCACCACAAGAGTCGTGCCGAAAGATTCCAAGAAGTTTTAAATGGTCTAAAATCTTTGCCTTATTAATTATGAAACTTATTCAATTTGGTGTAAGAGATGATTATGGAAAAGAGTATTACATGACTCTTCTCACTGGAAGACGATACTCACTTCTTCAATTCGCAATTGATTACGGTGAGTATGGGAAGTGGATTGAGTTTCCATATTTCCAGATGAGTATGGGGTATGGGAGACTCTTATCAGTTTTGTTTTCCATTGGACGAGTAGGTTTCACTTTTGATATTGCTGGTAGAAACTGGCGTGATGAATTGTTTTATTCTCAACCTGGTAAAGAATAATGTTTTCAAAACCACTTCTAGGGACAAATATTAAAGAACCAAAAATGTCTTGGATAAGTTACATCTGGAATTCATGTATTATTCAAGGATGGTATAACTGTTGGTATGCCTTTAAGAATTGGGCAGACCTGATGGGAGACAACTATCAGGATTATGCACTTCTTGTCTCTGATGATCCATTAGAGCAGTGTATTCTTTATTTCTGGGATAGTTTAGAAGATGAGATTTATCCTAAACACTTCCTTGATAGTTTGCTTCAAATGGTTCATGATATTGACACAGGTAAAGAAAAAGTTATTCCTATGGATGAAGTGATGATGAACCGACTGAAAGACCTTGTAGATGATGTGGAGTTGGATGATGAAGACTTTACCTGATAAAAGAGAACTGGATATAATGTGGACTGTTGCCTCCTCATCCAGTATTGAAACTGGCACAAGACCCCATTACGGGTTTGCCAAGATGCTGTATGATTACCTCACAGACAAAAAACCCCGAGTAGAACTTGGCAAATGACCTACAAAGCAACCTTGAAAGTTCATTTTGATACTGAATGGACCTCCACCCATTATAGTGGTGGTTTTGATGATATGATGCTCCCCGAAGAGCATTATACTTTTCAGATTCCTGCTGAAGACCTTAACACTTATCAACTGTTTCATTTCTTCTCAACTGTTGCTAGGGCAATGGGTCACAACGACCTCAACATTATGAAAGGTGCTTGTGCTCTGGCATTCAGTGAGATGCGAAGTCATGAAGATATGCGTAAGGTTGCCGAAGAGTTTGACCTTACAATGGCAGAAGACTTGGAGAAAAAGTTTCAAGACTGGAAACTTCGTGATGAAGAGTGGGCACGATTGAAAAAAGGTCCTATGGGAACTGTTCTAACTGATGAGGAAAATGAGGAAAGTCAAAGTCAAACCAATCAGTAGCAAAGCAAAGAACCGCCTTTGTAACATCATGGCAAACAATCCTGTTTGTATTGTAGAGCAGGATACTGGAGGTGAGTTGTTTCTTGCCTCTGAAAATCGCAAATACTTTTTCTGGGTTTCTACCCACACTGGAACGAATCGTTTCGGTGATAAAACAGACAAACATTGGGAGGTTCTATGAGTTTTTCTAAGACTATTTCTGTTTTTGCTGCTCTTGCCAGTATCTTTGGTGCTGGTGCTGCTGGGTGGAAACTAACTCAGGAAAGTCAAGACAAACCAATTCAACAAGATGTTTCAGTATTTGAAGAAAAAATCAATCAACTTGAAGAAAAACTGAAAGAAAAAGAAGAAACTCCACAAACTCAACAACCTGTAGTCGTCCAACAACCAGCAATCTGGGTGCCACCACTCCCACCACTTCCACCATCACCAGAACCAAAACCAGGAGAATTTGAATGACGCATTCAGCAAATGATTTTGAATGGGATGAAGATGTGGAAATGGGATTTAATCAGTGGTTTTATGAAGATTTCTACGGCAAGTTTTCTTATAGGTATGAGTATTTTCAAGGAGATGTAGAAACAGAAGATCTAAACCAACGAAAGGATGCTATGATAAAGTGGTTGAATGCTGCTTTTCGGTCTGGATATGAATGTGCTCTTTATGCTAAATTGGAAGAGGACACCTGAATAACTGGCACAGGGACACTCCAAATGCCCCTGTGATGCCTTATCATACTCTTATACACAAAGGAACTCCAAGTGAAAATCATCGCACACACCAAATACGGTGTCTTTGAAGGTGTTGAAAATGAATATGATGAAAAGAAATATGAGGATATTGGAAAGTTTTTAGAACAACTTTCTGACCTCACAAACTTTTCTTTTCATACTGATAAAGGTGAAATTTACTTCACCAAAGAAATGATTGCCGACACTCTGTTTATTCTTGAAAAATGACTTACACTATCACCAAACACATTCGCATTGAACACGATGAAGATGGATGGAATTTTGCCTTCGGTTCTGATGAACTTGGAACTGTGAGTGTGGAAGATGGTAATGGACCAGGATTCCAAACCATTCACATTCCCAAAGATTGTATTCAACACTTTATTGATGTTCTGGAGCAATACAAATGACCGTTGCTGAATGGATTGAAAAACTCAAAGAGTTTCCACTTGATCAAGAGGTGAGGATTACTGATGGTTTCAAATATCACTTTTACGAAGGTGATTTTGACTTCCAACTCTTTGAGGATGTTGATGGTTCTACCTTTGTAGATATTGGTATTGGTGGATTTGAGGAAGAAGAATGACTTACGATGAACTCTACGAGCATGTGCTAAACTATATCAACACGCCAGTTGATGATAAACGCCGTGCTTGT